TGAGTTTGCGCGATTCGATGTATTGGGCGTCTCGAGCGGTGCCAGCGGTTTCCTTGAATTTCATGCCGTCCTCGAGGATCGGCGTGCCGCCGGCGCCCGGGCCGGTGCCGGTGTAAGCCGCTCCCCATGACGTCTTGAATCGGTCAGACGCAGGCTTCGACCATGGTGGGGCGTCGGCCGGCCGCTCGATGAGGCCGGAGATGCGAGCGCCGCTCCGCCAGTATTGCTCACGGTACTCCCCGGCCGAGGCCTCCTCGGCGAGGATGCGGCGGAGGGTTTCAATGGGGGAGGTGCCGACGAGGGGGTCCTCGAGATTCAGGGACCCTTGGAAGTGGACGACTTGGTCGGGGGTCATCACTAGCTTGCCGCGGTTGCCGCGGAGCTCATAGGCCTCGGGCCATAGCCAGGATTCTCCGATGACGGCGACGCGGTCGGCGGGGAGGCGGACGATGCCGGGCCGGCGGACGTCGGGGGCCTTGACGAGCGCCCAATAGGCGGAGTCATACGCGCAAAGGTCGGTGACGGTGGAGTGGATGAGCCGGTAGCGGGTCATCCGGCGGTCGAGGGGGTTGGGGGTGCGGAGGGCATCGACGAAGGGGTGGTCGGTGATGCGGACGCGGTCAGTGTCCTCGACGCGGTCGAACAGGTGGATGCCTAGTTGCGCGACATTTCGCGCAAGAAACGAGATGACGGTGCGGACGTTGGGCTGAGTCTCGACGATCTTGGCGTAGGTCAGTCGAAGATTGTTATACAGGCTGACGGAGCCGCCGGCCGTGAAGGATTGGGGGCGCCGCTCGAGCTCAGTGAGGGCGCCGGATGAGCTTATGACGGGCAACTAACGCTCCTCGGGTCGCTGTATCCAAGCGATATTAGAACGGGGGACGACGATGAGGCCGTCACTCGGGACCGATCCCTCGCCCTCGAGGTATTCGGCACCGCGGAGGATGATGTGCCGAGGGGTTTGCCGCCACAGGACTCCGCGCCATGACGCGCCAGTGTCACCCTTGAGGACGACGATGACAGTCTGTTTGCGAAGGCGGGCGCGGAGGACGAGCTCGGTGCCGGCGTAAGCGGCGATTCCGACGGCCGAGGCGACGAGGATGAGGGCGGCGGTGAGCTCCATGCCTAGACGATTTCGACGCCGGCGTCTTCATACTTGGAGCGCCTCGCGATGCCTCGCCGGAGGTAGCCGTCGACGGCCATGATGAGGGCGACGAAGCCGTCGATGCGTTTGCCGGATTTGCGGCGGTCGGGTTTGACGGGGCGGACGTTGTCGGAGTTGTCGCGCTTGAGCTCGACGGCGTCGACGTTCCAGCGGTCGACCGGGTTGCCGTTGTGCTCGATCGCTCGGAGTTTGATGAGCCGGAGGAGCTCTTTGGTGGGTGGGCTCAGAGCTCGGAAGGTTTGGGCCATGGGGACCGCGACGATGCCGTTGGCTTGGCACCAATTCACGGTCGTCGTCGAATTCCAAACGTCGACGGAGAGGTCGACGAGTTCGTAATCCTTGGCGACTTGGGCGATGTCGCCGTGGACGACGTCGTAGTCGATGACGTCGCCAGGGGTGGCGGTGATGAAACCCTCGCGCACCCATACCGACAGCCGGCCGCCGGTGGCTTTGTCGAGCTCGTCGACCATGGCCTCGGGCATCCAATAGCGGGAGATGGTGGGGAGGCGGAGGGGGCCGTCGTCTCCGGGGATTGGGGGGAAGACGAGTTTGAGGGCGGCGAGGTCGGAGGTGGCGGCGAGGTCGAGGCCTCCGAAGACGCGCCGGCCGAGGAGCTCCTCGGGTTCGCCGAGGAGGGTGCCGCACTTGTCCCAATCCTCGAGGCGGATGGCGCGGGTGGCCTGTTGGACCCATTGGTTTAGGCGGTACTGGCGGAATGAGTTTTCCTTGAGGGCGTCGACCTTGGCCTCGAGGGCCTCCTGGCGGAATCGCTCGAGGGATAGAAAGTCGCCGAGGGCGGGGTTGGCGTGGTGCCAGGTTGACTCATCCCATGGGTCGGCATCCTCGGGGGTGTTGCGAATGTAGACGAAGCGGTGGGGCGCCTTGGTGGGGTCCTCGGCGATGGCGGTGGCTATCTGGTGCTCATGGGCGGCGAAGCTAGAGGGATCGTTGCCGGCCGTGGTGGCGGCGACGAGGAGGGGTTGACGTCTCGAGCCGGAGCCGAATGAGGTGCGGAAGGTGTCATAGAGCTCGCGGGATGGCTGCGAGATGATCTCATCGAAGATGATGCCGGAGGGGTCCTGGCCGAGGTTGCCGGCGGCGTCGGCGGCGATGACTCGGTAGATGGAATCGGTGAGGGGGTCGATGATGGTTTTGCGCGAGTCGATGATCTTGAGGCGCGAGTCGAGGATGGGGGACAGTCGGACCATTCGGGCGGCGACGGAAAAGACGAGGCCGGCCTGGTCTCGGTCGCGGGCGGCGCCGTAGATTTCGGCGGCGTCCTCAGAATCGGCGACGAGGAGGAGGAGGGCGATGCCGGCGAGTTTCTCCGATTTGCCATTCTTGCGGCCGAGCTCGAACCATGCCTCGGTGTAGAGCCGCACCCATTCCTCATATTGCTCATCCCACCGGGCCGTCCCGAACAGCGGTCGGATTATGTCGTCGCGTTGCCAGTCGGCGAGGATGAATGGGGAGCGGGCGTAGCGGCCTTTTGTGTGGACGAGGATGCGCTCGAAAAACTTGACGGCGTGGTCGGCCCAGTCCTCGACGAAGGCGACCTCGGTGGAGCTCATGGGGTTAGAGGGTAAGCCGTCGAGCTCGAGGGCCTCGCGTCATCGGAGGGCGGCGTCGAGCCCAAGGTCGACGGAGGGGCGAGCCTCGCCGGAGAGGCGGACGCGGTCGCCCGGGGAGAGGCCGAGCATGGACGAATATGTGGCGATGAGCCGCGCGTAGTCGCGGAGGAGTTGGTTGGAGGGATTCTTGACGAGGGCGCCGTCCTCGCGTTTCGATTTGATGAGGTAGCCGCGCTCGCGGAGGTCTTTGGATGCGGCCTTGAGGCCGGCGGTGGCTTCGCAGTAAGCCGCCAGGACCGAGCGGTCGACGACGGTGAGGAGACCGAGGCGGTCGAGGGTGGGGACGACGCGCTCCCATTCCGCCCTGGCGTAACCGACGAGCCATTGGGGGCGGAGAGGTTTCGACGGCGGCGGTTTGGGCTCGGGCTTGATGGGGCGTTTGCCCGGGTTGCCCTTGATGAGTTTGAGTTTGGTGGGTTCCGGCGGCCGGCCTGTTCTAGCCATCGAGGACCTCGACGCTATGGGGTGGCATGGCGCCGCCGTGGAAGTTGACGATGACGGGGGCGCCGGCGGCGAGCCGCTCGAGGTCCTCGGCGTCGGGACGCCAGACGGTCGCGATGGTTTCGACGACGGTGCCGTCGCCGAGGTCGGAGTAGTAGATGAGCGCGTCGATGGCGCGGATGGGGCCGGTGAGGTCGTAGTTGGGCGGGGCGAATGTGCGGCGCTCGGCGACGTCGAAGGGCAGGGCCTCGATGAAGTCGGTGTCGAGGGGCATGGGCCTCAAGCGGGCGCCTCCGCCAGGGCGGCCTCGAGCGCCTCGGTGGCCTCCTCGACGGCGTCCTCGAGTTGGCGGATGGTGCGGCCGCCGATCTTGCGTCGGACCTCGGCGAGGATTTCGCGCTTGGTGATGTTGGTGATGGCCTGGGCGAGGTCGTCGTAGTTCATGGATTCGACGTAGGCGTTGCCGTCCTCCGACTCCTCGGTCCAATGCTCGGAGGCGACGCGGCCTTTGCAGACGGCCATGGTGACGCCGTCGACCTCGGCGAAGACCTTGACCTCGACGCCGACGCCCTGGCGCTTGTTGATGGGGATGGGCTCAGACTTCATCGGTGGGCTCCTCGGCCTTGGCCTCGTCCTCGGCCTCGTCCTCGCCGTCGATGGGGAGCCGGGCGACGCCCTGGGCGAGGTCGTAGGCCTTGCGGATTTCGTCGATGATGGTGTGGGTGGTCCGTTTGCCGGCCAGTTTGGAGAGGAGCTCGGGGGTGAGCTCGGTGACGTAGTGCGGTTTCAGTGGGTGGGATCGGACGAGCTCGTCGTCGGCATCGGTGGAGATGGTGGGGAGGCCGGCGTGGCCGTAGACGATGAAGGCGACGGGCTCCTCGGCGGCGAGTTTGCGGGTGAGGGTGCCGCCGCCGGAGAGGCGAATGACCGCGCGGTCGATGGGGACGCCGTCGAGGTCCCCGAAGCGGTGGGACTTGGACGTTGGGGGCATGGATTCCTCCTAGGGTCGCGGCTGCCAGGGTGTCCACCAAACTCAAACTCATCAAGGGCAACCCGGGCAAACGCCCCATCAAGCCCGAGCCCAAACCGCCGCCGTCGAAACCTCTCCGCCCCCAATGGCTCGTCGGTTACGCCAGGGCGGAATGGG